CCAATCCTTGCTTATCAGGACGATACAGTTCCTAATCGCTTGTTGGGTCGTGGTACTGTTGAGAAGGCTTACAACTCACAAAAGGCTATTGATGCCCAAGTTCGTAGCCACTTAGATTCACTAGCTCTCACAACTAGCCCAATGATGGCTATGGATGCTACTCGCCTCCCACGGGGTGCTAAGTTTGAGGTAAAGCCAGGTAAAGCTATCCTGACAAACGGCAATCCCAATGAGATTCTGTTCCCATTCAAGTTTGGCAATACAGACGGGTCTAACCTGACAACTGCCAAAGAGTTTGAGCGTATGCTTTTGATGGCAACAGGCACTCTTGACTCACAGGGAATGGTTACTGCTGTCTCCAGAGATGCGGGTCAGGGCGGTATTTCGATGGCTACTGCCTCGATTATCAAGAAATACAAGCGTACCTTGGTAAACTTCCAAGAGGATTTTATGATCCCCTTCATCACCAAAGCCGCCTATCGCTATATGCAGTTCGATCCTGAGCGTTATCCTACTGTAGACATGAAGTTCATACCTACAGCAGCACTCGGAATCATTGCCCGTGAGCATGAGCAACAACAATTTATCGCCCTTTTGCAGACTCTTGGCCCTAATACACCTGTTTTGCCTATCATTTTGAAGGGCATCATGGCTAATTCTTCTCTGTCAAACAGATTTGAGTTGATCGAAATGCTTGACAAGATGGCTACTCCTGACCCACAGGCTCAACAGGCGGCTCAGATGCAACAACAAATGGCTATGCAACTGGCTCAAGCACAGATTGCTGTCCAAACTACTCAAGCAGAGCAGAATAAGGCTGAAGCGCAAAAATTATTGACTGAAGCGCAATTGATGCCTATTGAGTTGCAAGCAAAGAGTATGGCGGCTAACACCAAGAATCTACCTACTGACGATGCTTTGGCTTCACGAGAGTTTGATAAGCGGGTCAAGATTGCTGATTTAATGCTAAAAGAAGCAGATATTCAGAATAAGGCTAAGATTGTTGAAAAACAGATGGCTAGACAATGAATCCAGAACTTCAGAAGTACTACGAAGAGCGATTTTCCATGATGTCCACTCAAGGGTGGATAGAATTGATGGAAGATGTTGACAAAATGATAGAACCTTTAAATAATATCTCAACAATTGCAGACGAAAAAAGTCTACAATTCAGAAAAGGTGAGTATTCAATACTAATTTGGCTGAAAAACTTGAAACAAGTCAGCGAAAGAGCATTTGAGGACTTAAATGAGAAGAATGTATGAATTTGCCTGTAAAAACGGGCACAAAACTGAGAGATTTGTTGATTATGAGTTAACAAGTTTCGTATGTGAATGCTTTGAGGAATCTCATCGCATTCTATCTGCGCCAGCTTTTAAGTTAGAAGGATGGTCTGGAGCGTTTCCATCAGCGCATGGAAGGTTCGAGAAAAGCCATATTGATAAGTTAAATTCTGAACGCAAACTCAACTCATAAGCAATTATGCCGAGTTGAATCTCCTACAACCGAACAACGGCAGGAAAAGGAAAAAGTATGTTGATTGATGATGACAAAGAAGAGTTGGGTGAGTTAGAGATTGAGCAACAGAAGATCGAGCAAAAGCCTGAACTTCCTGAGAAATACAGGGAAAAAAGTTTAGACGAGATTGTGAAGATGCACCAAGAGGCTGAAAAGCTCATTGGAAAGCAAGCACAGGAAGTAGGCGAGGTCAGAAAGTTAGCCGATGAACTTATCAAACAGAACCTTGGTTCACGACAACAGACTAGACAGGAAGAGCCTGAAGTAGATTTCTTTGAGAATCCACAGAAGGCAGTTCAAAGGACTGTTGATAATCACCCTGACATCCTAGCGGCACGTCAAGTAACGCTAGAAATGAAAAGGGCGCAAATTCAGCAAAGGTTAGCGCAAGAACATCCCGACTTTGGAGACATCGCCAAAGATCAGGACTTTGCAAATTGGGTGAAGTCTAGCCCTGTTCGCATTAGGATTTTTGAGCAAGCCGATTCTGGATATGATTTTGACTCAGCCAATGAATTGCTATCTACCTATAAACAGCTACGTTCTGTTAAACAGAAGCAAACGAGTGATGATGGCGAGGTAACTCGCAGGCAAAACTTGAGAGCAGTAGGTGTTGATGTAGGTGGTTCTGGTGAATCATCAAAGAAGGTATACAGAAGGGCTGACCTTATTCGGCTCAAAATGCAAGACCCAAATCGGTATGACGCACTAAGTGACGAGATCATGGCGGCATATCAAGAGGGTCGGGTTCGTTAAACTTTAGGAGATTTAATCATGGCATATCCAACACCAGCGGTAACAGTAACCACCGCAGACAAATTCATTCCAGAAATCTGGTCTGATGAAATCGTAGCCGCCTACAAGAAGAATCTTGTTCTGGCTAACATCGTTATGAAGATGAACTTTAAGGGCAAGAAAGGTGACACCATTCACATTCCCGCCCCTACTCGTGGTTCTGCTTCAGCTAAAGCGGCATCTACTGCCGTTACTTTGATTGCCGATACTGAGACAGAAGTTCAAGTCTTGATTAACAAGCACTATGAATATTCACGTTTCATTGAGGACATCGTTGAAGCACAAGCCTTGAACAGCTTGCGCCAGTTCTACACTGCTGATGCGGGCTATGCGCTTGCCAAGCAAGTAGACACTGATTTGATCCAATTGGGTCGTGCATTCAATGGTGCTACTGTCGGTACTAACGACTACGCAACAAGTAATACAACCACCAAAGCCTATATTGGCGGTGATGGTACTACTGCTTACAACAGCACATCTTCAAATGCTTCTGCTTTGACTGATGCCGCTATTCGTAGAACTATTCAGCGTTTGGATGATAACGACACTCCTATGGATGGTCGCTTCTTTATTATTCCTCCCTCAAGCCGCAATACGTTGATGGGTCTTTCCCGTTACACAGAACAGGCTTTTGTGGGCAATGGTAACGTCATCCGCACTGGTGAAATTGGTAATCTGTATGGTATTCCTGTGTTTACATCTAGCAATGCTGATACTGGATATGGCAATACTCAAACAGATCGTATCTGCTTGATGGGTCATAAGGACTCTATGGTTCTGGTTGAGCAAGTTGGTGTCCGTTCACAGACTCAGTACAAACAAGAGTACCTCGCTACTCTGTTTACATCTGACACTCTGTATGGCGTGAAAGCCATGCGTACAGCCGCTACAACTGGTGCAGCTTTGTCTTCTAGCGCATATGCGTTAGCAGTTCCAGCCTAATAGTTGCCTTTTCCCCTCGCCTTAATCGGTGGGGGGATTTTTTACATCAAGGAGATTTATTATGGCAGCAGCAACAGCAGTAGTTTCCCGTAGGGGAACTGACCAATTCCGAGGTCTTTTTTCGGATACTTGGTCTGTAACAGCAACACTTAACGCTTCATCTTTAGCTGATGGCGTGGGTGAGACAAACACCATTGCAGTACCTGGCGTAAAGCTAGGCGACATTGTGATGAACATCAGTATGGGCGTTGATGTCTCTGGCATTAGCGTTACACCTTATGTCTCAGCAGCAGATGTTGTCTCTATTCGTTTCCAAAACGAATCGGGCGGTACTTTGGACTTAGCAAGCACTACAGTTCGGTGCGTAGTGGTTCGTTTGGTATGATAAAAGGGGGCTAATACCCCCCTTTTTTTGGAGTTTTTATGGCTACTTTTAGATGTTTACAGTCTGGTACTGAAGTCACTTTTACCTATCAACATGATATTGATAGCATGAAAGATCATCAAGGATACGTTCTTGTTGAGGAAACTCCAAAGGAAGACAAACCCAAGTTGGGCAGGCCAAAAAAAGAGGTTTCAAATGTCAGAGATTGATCCAAGAGAATTCGGCAAATTGGAAGCTCAAGTTGAGGCTCTACAGGTAGAAGTTCAAGCACTTCGCCAAGATATTAAAACGCTTTTAGAAATGGCTAACAAATCTAAAGGTGGCTTTTTTGTAGGAATGGCTATCGCCTCTGTTATTGGCGGTATCATTTCTTTTGTTGCAACCAAGCTAGTTCGATAAGGAAATATCATGTACGGAAAATCACCCAAAATGTCTAGTCCTAAGATGCCTAAATCTGATTCTAAAAAAGGTATGCCTTTGTCCATAATGATTGCTGTTGGTAAGCCTAAAGCTATGCCTACCCGTGGTGGTCGTACTGCTACCAATATGATGAAAAAATCCACAAGGGGTAAATAATGCCATTAGCTTCTCCAATTACTCTTTTGAGTGCTGTTACTGCAA